AGATTGGGTAAAAACCAATTGACAGCTGACTTAGGTTACTTAGGTGGATTCCCTGTGGAAGTTCACCTAGGAAAGAATATGCGGTATTACGCTAGCATCACTGGAATCACGGTGTACCACTCTATTTTTACAAAAGACATGGTGCCTATGGTTTCTGCGATAACTATCAACTGCGCTAGAATCCCAGACTACAGCCCAGCTGCAAGAAACTCTTAAGGATAGATATGATTTACTCAGATAGTCGATACGCAGATGGCGTGTTTGTAAAAGCCCTGGACCCTAGGACTCAAAAGACTTACCCTACAGTGTTTCGTTCTTTTAGGGATATCTCCTCAACCTTTAGCTATTATGTTTGGGTGGAAGAAGACAGAATTGATACCCTTGCTCAGAAGTTCTCTTCTAAGCCTAAGTTTTGGGAAGAAATCTTAGATATAAACCCTGAAATTGATAACCCATACTCAATCTCTCCTGGTACTGTACTCAGAATCCCTAACTCCTTCACAGTAGGATAATCATGGCCGCGCCTATAGTTGCAAAGTTTCGTAGAGGCTCCACGTTTAAAGTGGAGTTTCCTACTGTACCCTCGCTGATTACCCAGCCAAGGTCGATGGAGCTAAGGCAAGTTCAAGGCGAGCATGAGCAAGTAATACTAAAGTTTTTAGCAAGCAGCCATTTATGGTTTGATTCGCTACTAACTGGAACTCCCATAAGAATTGTGTGGGGTACTGAGGATAATCACCGTACTTGGTACGGCTATGTGTCGTTTGTAAATAGAACTACCTCCCCATCTCCAGAAAATGAGATGGAGATACATTGTATCGGAGCTACTTTTCCTCTCAAGGAAAGAACCACCAAAGTAATTGTTAACACCACTATTCCAGATGCTGTAAAAGGTATTGTAGAAAAGTTTGGGTTTAAGTACATTGGAGAACAAGATGACCGAGTATTTGACCAAATAACTATCGCTGGACATTCTTACTGGGAATGGATTCAGGAACAGGCTAAAAGAATTGGCTACGGGGTAATTATTGACGGTATGGACTTCGTGTTTAAGCCTATTGATAAGTTGATTGACCAGGGCGTGACAGCTGTTCCAATCTTCTCTTTTGGTGGAAGCCAAGTTCCTGCTGGTTCACAGCTGTATGACCGAACTCTTGATGTATTTAAAGTGTCTAACGGAGAGTACGTAGAAAACCAGTCTTCTTTACGTTCCAATAAATTGGTAGGTGGAGTTAACCCTGAAAATAATAGCGTAATTAGTAGCTCATACTCCCCTAAAAATGTAGGAACCTCATTGAGACAGAACGTTAATGACGTTTTGTTCTCTGAGGTTAGGTCAGAGCAAGTTGTCCACAATGTATCTAGCGCAAACTCTGCAGCTAAGGGTGCGGCTAGTTTATCTAGAATGGCTACCCCTGCAAAAGCTATTGGTCAGGGCGATGCGAGAGTAAGGCCTTATTACCCTGTATATGTTAACGGTACAGGAACTGCTACTGATGGATTTTGGATTGTAAAAGAAGCTATTCACGTAGTTTCTAAAGTAGGAGAATACCAAATAAGAATGGTACTTGGGGTTGACGGTAAAGGCGCAAACAGGGTTACGGAGAAAAGACCAGACACTAATACTCATGTAGGAATGGTAGACTTGAATCAAGCGTTGAAAAACGGTAGAAACATTAATTCCTTTAGTAATGGTTCAGTGACGTTGCTTACTAACAAGATAAGCTATAGCGAATCTGAGCAAGGGTTTAATCGTTCTGGTGCCCGTTGGAAATACTCTGTAGGAAAGAGAGCCTGATGTTAAACTCTAAAAACACTTCGGTGGTAGCAATTAAGCTACCCTTTAACCTACTTCCTAACGGATTAGTAGAAACCTCCTCTAATTACAACCAGATTTGGGCGGATAGAGTTCGCTCAGTGTTGCTTACTAGTAAATATGAGCGAGTGAACCGCTCTGATTTTGGGGCCAACTTATACGACGGACTTATGGGAAACTCCAGCGGTATAGGAAGTGCCGAGGAAACTGTAGTTCGGCTGGTTCAAGAGGCTTTTAGCGCACAGTTGATAGCGCTTTCTTTAGAAGGTGTTTCTGTAGAGTTTGACGTCTCTCAGGGTCTTCTAGACGTTACAGTTACCTATAAACTTCCTAATAAAGATGTAGCAACAACAAGAGTGAACTCGCTGAGTATACTTGGAAGTAACCCTCCTAGCATTCAAGCAGGACCGTATTTTGAAGGAGATGTCTAATGGCTAATTTTGCAATTGACTATACCACCAGGGACTTTGATTCCCTAAAACAAGACTTAATTACAGTAATTCAGACTAAGCTGGGTCAGAATGGAAAGACTTGGGAAGCTACTGACCCTTCTGACTTTGGTGTTGCTCTGGTAGAAGCGTTCGCTTACGTAGGAGATATCACTAACTACTACATTGACCGAGTAGCTAACGAAGCATTTCTTCCTACCGCTATCCAAAGGGCAAGTATTCTAAAGCTTGCTAGCGCTCTAAACTACACTCCTGCGGGATTTATTCAGGCACAGGTTGACATAGACGTTACAAACTCTACTAATGAGCAAGTAATAATTCCTCAGGGAACTCAGTTTATGGTAACGGTTCCTTTAACCGATACATCCAGCACTAAACTACTCTTTACTACTCCTTCTGAGTACCCAATTCTAGCAAGCGGTGATGGCACGACCACAATCACTCTGTACCATGGAGAAGAAATCTCCCTTCGTGCTGAGAATCTTGCAACGTCTGGCACAGACATTGATGGAGAATATCTAGCAACCTCTAGTTCGGGCCTTGCTAATCAAGAGTACGTACTACAAGAGGCGAACCCTGTAGACTCAACAATCGATATTTACATAGATGAATCAGGAACTTGGGTTAACTGGAGGCGGGTTTCTCACCTGTACGACAGTGGGCCAAACGAGCTAGTTTACGAGGCGGTAGTAAACGCCGACAACTCCATAACTATCAAATTTGGTGACGGAGTAAACGGCTCAGTTCCTTCTCTAGGTTCAGAAATAAAAGCTAAGTATGTAGTGGTTGATGGTGGCGGCGCTGTTGGAAACGTCCCTGCAAGCCTAAACAGTTGGACAATAATTAGTGTTCCAAGTTTTACTGTAAACATCTCTACTCTTTCGGTACTTTCCTTTACCAACCCTGATTCAGGTAGTGGTGGAAGCGACCCAGAAAGCAACGACAGCATACGTCAAAACGCTCCTAAAGCACTTACTGCTATGAATCGTGCGGTTACTCTAGATGACTTTTCTAATCTGGCCCTGTCGGTGCCAGGAGTTGGTCAGAATAAAGCAGCGTCATACGCTACTGTCCCAACTTCTGTTGCGGTCTATGTAGCCCCTCAAAACACTACTTATCAGAGCTCTTTCTACCCAGGGTTTAATAGCAGTAATACCGAAGTTACTTCAGACCTGAGTGCACTAATGTCAAGTGTTTATTCATACATCATAGACAAAGCTCAGATTGGTACTACCGTAACGGTTCTTCCACCAACGTATGTTCCTGTGAACGTAGCTATTAAATATAAGAGAGCACTAGGAGTTCCTGACTCAACCATTCAGTCGGCCTTGCTTAATGCTTTGTATAGTAATTTTGGTTACGATTCGTTGAGTTTTTACAGCCTTATTTTCCCTGAGAATATTGAAAGCACTTTGGCTCCAATAACTCCTACTACTCTTCTTAGAGTCACGGAGCTATGGAAGAACAGTGACTCAATTGGTAGAAAGGTACTCTCACCTACGCAAGGAACCGTCTATATCTTCTCTGACGAAGTAAGGTCAGGAACTGGGCTAAAAGGTATTCGTTTCTATCCATGGGCTAGCTTAAAGGGTCTAACCTTAAGCGGAAGTCTTACCTTAAACCGTTCTTTTGACCCACTAATTACGGCTTACACGGTTACTACTACTGGAACTTCTGTAACGGTTACCCCAGTAAAGGTGGAGAGTACAGACGTCCTTAGCTACACTCTAGATGGCGCTGTTGTAGCAAACGGAGTCGTAAGCATATCTTCTGTAGGCTCAAAAGTACTGGCTGTGACTGTTACCTCAGAAGACCTTTCTGAATCAAAAACTTACTCAGTAACCATCACAAAGACGGCCTAATGATTAAGGATAAACATGGTAACTCCAGATTCTTTGGAGTTTACCGAGGTACAGTCGTAGATAACTTGGACCCTAAAAGTAATAATAGGCTTCGAGTATTAGTTCCTCAAGTGCTTCTTTCGGAGCCTACTGGATGGGCTTTTGCAATAAACCAACCTGGAGTTACTCGCGTACTTCCAGCTGTTGGTGAAGGTGTATTTGTAATGTTTGAAGGTGGCGACCCATCTTTCCCAATTTGGATGGGCACATTTAATGAAGTAACGACACCTACACCTACAACAGTTAGATGGTCGCCCGTTTTTCAAGCGACTGGACTTACGTTTACTGGAACAGGTGCCACATACCCAACGTACGAAAGTTACTATGTAAGATACGGGCAGTTAGTCACATTCAACATAAAGATTGACTTAACAACGGTCACAAACTTCGGAACTGGTCAGTTCAAAGTAGAGTTGCCGTTTGACCCTATCCCTAGTGCAGGCAACCACTTTTCAGCATGGTCATGGGTAAACCCTGCGCTACCTGCTGACGAGTTAAACGGACACAAACAGTTAGTTGCTGACCACATCCCTGGCTCTAAAACTTTAGATTTTCACTGGCTAAAAGAAACCACGGCAAGCCCAAAGCCACTAATTGAAAGCCTTTTGGTTCAAGGAACTCCAGTGACGTTCACCACAGCCAGCAAGATGTACGTAAATGGTACATATATTTGTGTGCCGTAAACCCTGTAAACCAAGCCTAAATCAGGCAAACTAGATAAAGAGAGTTTAGGAAGTGAAGTATGGCCGCTAGTTACCCTTCAAGCTTAGTAACCGCGATTAGGCTACCCGCAAGAACTGATAACGTCGACCCAGTAGTTGCTGGTGACGTTAACCCTGTTTATGAAGAGCTTATTGCTATTGAAGCAGCTGTGGGTGTTAACCCCGCTAATTACACCCCAAGAAGTGCGGGATACACTGTATCTGTAGCTACTTTTGGTGGATTATCCGAACGAGTGGGAAACCTTGAACAAGGGTTCATAACTCGAGTTGTTGACACAATTGGTGGAACCACCATTCAACCTACAGGACTATCTACAGTCCCACTGACTATCCGTCAGTTTTCTACGGCTACAGTAAACTTATTAGAGTTCAAGTCAACTGCTGGAACCGTTGTTAACTCAATAAGCAAGGATGGCCACCTAGCCACTATCGACGGCGGCACTGCTTAAGGAGAACTAAATGGGTGTTTATAATACCTTCGAATACGGACTAAACTCAGGCATTACGTACGGACGAGCTAGTGCTCTTCAGTTTAGCGTAGAGCCGTTTACAGCAGTCGCTACAGGACCTACTTCGGCCTCAGTAACATGGGCTACTCCTGGTGGAGAATACCTAGGAGTCAGGCTTCTTCGTAATCAACAAGGATACTCAGAGCACTACGAAGATGGTGTGGTACTAGTTAATGAGGTTGGCTCATCTAGTATTACTTCTATAAATGATGGGGATGGTTCTTTTCCATTAACTTCTGGCAAAGAGGCTTACTACTCTATTTGGCTTTTACTTCCTGACTTTACTTGGCGCTTAGTAGGAACTGCTAACTGTTTGATTCCTAGAGAGCACGGCGAGTATGCGCCTGACGGCACTTTGCTAGTTTCTAGTACCGATAAGTTTGCATCAATCATTCCAAGGACGTATCTAGCAACTGGAAAAACTTTCCTAGATGAGATTGACCAGTCCTCTGACTTGTACCAATTTCTATCTGGTATGTCTTTAGTTTTGGATGAGCAGTACACTCTCCTAGAAAACTTAACATCTGACTCTTATGGAACATCTTCAAGCCTCGCACTAACCTCGGCTGAGGTATCCGAGTTAGGTCTTACGGAACTTCCTGAAGAAGCGATGCTTACTTCAAAAAGACTAGTTCGTCAGGCAATCAGTAATTACTCTAAAAAAGGTACTGAAGACGCATTACAAAGTTTTGTTTCAGCTCTAACTGGGTACGGAGTAGAGTTATCTGTATCCCCTAACTTGATGCTTAGTATGCAAGACAGTACTTTCTATAAAGGAGCGGGAAACTGGTCCCTGGTGCCTGGCTCAAGCTCATCTGCTACGTTCCAATCAATTGAGCGAGCAACAAGCCAAAATATTTCTCCTTGGACTATCGACAAGTCTTGGGTTGGAGAAATAGTAGTATCCAGTGGAACGGCTAGCCTTAGACTAGGTATGGATAACCCTACTACTAAAGGAATTCCAGTAGAAGCAGGAAAAATTTACGAATTTAATGGTCAGGTTAACCAATCAGTTAACACCTCACTTGGGTGTGTTGTAACTTGGTATGACAAGCAGGGAAACGTTATCTCTAGCCAAGATACCTCTGGTGTTACCTTAGCTGGCACCGCCACTGGAGTTTGGAAAAAATTCACATCTCAAGTAACCGCACCTGTAGCTACTTATGATGTTGATGGAGTACTGCTTACTGAGCCAGCAATGTTTGCAGGAATATCGCTAGGGTTCTCAACAACGCAAACTACACAACTTGACATGTTGAGCTTCCATGAAGCACTACCAACATACTTGGTAGATTACTATGAAGCTCGTGCAATCGACGCATACGTATACCCTAGTAAAACTAATTACATTTATAATCCTTCGTTTAAAATAAAAGACGGAGGGGGTAACCCAGTTGGATGGAGTATGACAGGCCTAACTTTAGAAAGTGCAGTAATACCTGGAGTTAGTAACGGTGGTTCAGTACTGGTCGGAAGTACTGTTTCAAATACCATTAAACACGAACTTATAGCTGGAGAATATTACACTTTATCTGTTTATGCAAAATCAAGAACTTCTAGCAATGTGAACGTATCTCTTAGGTTTAGCTGGGATGACGGAATTACAACTGGACTTGTTGACTCTACTGCAGTGGCAGTAGGAAGTAGTTGGAAAAGAGTTTCTTTAAGAGTGTATTTGCCAGACACAGTTATTCCTGAAGAATTACTAAACTCTGCCAATGACGGTGCACTTTTCCAAGTTACTGGAAGTGCAAGTATTTCTATGGGAGCATTCCAATTGGAACGCACTACGGTTGCCTCTGACTACTTTGATGGAAGTATGAGTTTAAGTAATGCTTTTTATTCTGGAGATAATCCAAACACCATCACATCAAATGAAGATATCTCATTCTTGTATTACAACTTTGGAACTCGAGTAAACCTACTAGAGCTTCTGCTGCCTTCTCAAATTCCTCTCAATAGAGCATACACAGTAACTTACGGAGAAACAGGAAGTACGTATCTTCAGTGGTACCCAGCGGGCCCTACTCCTGGAACGGGCGATTACAACTACGAAAGAAAGCTTAGTTTAGTAGCTTTGGCTGGCGTAACCTCGTAAGATTATCTTATGGATATTTTAATCTCAATCATTATTGCGGGATTTGCAGCTGGGTATGTTGTGGAGTTCATCTCCTCTATGCTAACCTTTGTAAGTCCAAAACTAATCAAGCAAATCATCACATTACCAACTAGCTTTTTGGCGTTGTGGCTACTCGGAATTTACGGGACGGAACTTTTTGTTTACGTTCCTGCTTCCGCATTCGTATCACTCGTGGTAATGTTATTTGCTGCGAAGCCAGTTGAGGTCGCACAGGTAATTAATCGGAGGTAAGGGCATGGACGAATTAGTCCTTCTGTCACTTGCTCCTGCGGAACTACGTGTATTTCTAGCTCTACGTCACACTGCTGACCGTTGGAGTGAGTCTCACGTTTCCATGGAGGAACTGACAAATTTAACAGGATACGGACGCACAAGTCTGTCCAAAGCGGTGCAGGGTCTACAGGACGCTGGCCTTATTTCAATCAAACGTACCAAGCGTAACTTGGGTTACCTGCACAAGAATGTGTACGTGTTATCTGACCGAACATCCCTAGATAAGGGACGTTCACTCCAGCGAACAACAACAGCTAGTAATATAGCTATTGAGGTAGTTAAGACTACAAAGCTAAGTAAGCCAGTAACTACAGTAACTACAGTAGAAAAAGATACTTCGTATCTTTTTAACGGCTCCGCCGTAGAAAAGGAAAACATGAATCGTTGGACGGAAGATGACGACAACATTGGCGGGTTTGGATTACTGGATGGTGAAACTTCTTCGTCGCAAAAACCCAAGACCGTAAGCAAGCGCGATTCAAAGACTCGTCACCTACGACCACAGCATGAGTGGACAGCCAATGACATGGCTTCAGAGTTCGCAGCACGTTTGTACGACAAGGTCCGTGGCATTCCAGGATTGGTTAACATCAATCGTCTTGCACCAGTGCTGGGCAAGTACCGCAAGGAGCGAGGCACCACCGCGTTGTACGAACTCGAAGTCTTGGACTTGCTGATGATGGACGAGGGACGTCTGCGTCAGGTCAAGCAGGACCCAGCAAATGCTTGGAAGATTTACCTACGCATGTTGGCCACTCACGGACAGAAAGCTCTAACCAAAATGGGTGTCGATGATGTCTCTCTTGACATCACTCCAGCGGACAAGTATGTTTATGCTAGTGACGGTCGAAAGTTTGATAACTCGATGCCAGGTCGAGCAGCTCTGGAGCGTCACGAAACCAAAATCAAATAACGAACTCAGGAGGGCAAAACATGGGTTATGACATCAACTCGCTTCCATACATGGAGCGACACTGGCTTCTAAAGGGAGCCAACATTCCAAGCCGTTTTATCGGCATGGAACCTAAAGACATCATCGCTAGAACTGGTGGTTGGTCTGCAGACATCGAGGACTGGATTGACATGGTTCTTGAAGGAAAAGTAATCAAGCGTATCGGCGGAATCAACGACACTGGAGTTGGGCTATTGTTCGACGGTAAGCCAGGTCTAGGAAAGACCACACACGCTGTCACGACCCTCATGGAGCTCGTACGCCGCCTGCCAGAGGCCGAAGCCGAGGTTCGCAGTATCTTTGGGTATCAGGGTGACACGCTAGGTTCTCAGGCCCGCCCTGTGTATTACTTGCAGTACGTAGATTTCTTGTCTCGCAAAAAAGCTTTGTTCGAAGCAGAGCCAGAAGTTCGCAAAGAGCTTCAGCGTGAGATGGATGGATTCCATGGTCGAGCCAAAGAAGACTGGCTGAATGTTCGTGTTCTAGTTCTTGACGACCTAGGAAAAGAATACAAGGGTGCAGGATATAACGACGCATCCTTTGACGAGGTACTGCGTTCGCGGTATGATAAAGCTCTACCTACAATTATCACGACGAATGTTCCTCGTGAGAACTGGGCAGCTCACTACGGTGAGGCAATGGGTAGTTTTGCGTTTGAGGCTTTCAAGCGCATTGAAATCACAGGGAAGGATTTACGTAAAAACTAATGGAAGAGATTAAGATGGAAGCAGAGTGGCGTACTATTCAGTTGTTCCTCGAGGAATACGGCGTTGTGGAAACAGAAATGGATTACCGCAATCGTAAGAAGATTCGCTGCAACTGCAAAGACTTCTCCAGCCTAGCTAAATGCAAGCACGTAAAATTTGTTCGCATTGAACTAGAAAAGAACAACGGTGCGTACAGCATCAAGGTGCCAGACGACGTGGACGATGATGAAGCATTCGAGGCTCTAGAAGACCCCGACCTATTCAGAAAGTTCATAGTCAAGTACGGCAAAGTACTGGTCATAAAGTGAGAGGTGGGGACATCTCTAATGAGACCCCACCGCGTATCATCGTAGTGATTGACACCGTTGTGGAGTCAGAGCTCGTTGAGAAAAAAGTAATGCTGGTTCCAGTAGGAATGCAGCGAACAACTAAAAAACTAAAGAATGCACAACTTTCCCAACTGTGGAACATCTCCTTTAAATACGGACTGTCAGTAGAACTGGCTGCCTTTGAGAGTGAGAAGTGGACGCAAGTTGATATCGATAAGTTGATGGACAAGCTCGAGCGTAGAGGCGGTAACCCGTTTAACTACGCCGAGCTGTACACAGACATTGATGATTTCATCGGAGAGCTGCCCTACCGAGCCAACTTAAAAGGTGTCGTAGACCTGCGAGAGCGGGTTGCACGATACGGCTCATGGGGCATAGAATTAGACAACCTATAAACACGTAAGGACATGAGGGCAAACCATGGCATACGATAACGAATACCGTTTAGTAAGCAAGGTCATTACTGACCGCAACATTATTCCAGTTCTAGAAAAAGGCATCAAGGACGACTGGATTGTAGACGACGACCTACGTCGTGTATGGAAGTTTGTACGAGAGCACTACGCTGACTACCGTGAGGTTCCATCAGATGTAGCAGTAAACGACAACTTCCCAAACTTCAAGCCAATTGATGTTAAGGACAACCTTGACTATCTGATTGACAAGATGATTGAGTTCCGTCGCAACAAGCTGACTCGCAGCGGTGCTGAGAACGTTCTTGGCAGAATGCAGTTGAACGACCACGAGGGTGCTCTCACTGAGATGAGCAAAGCCATCACTTTGGTCAACGAGCAGGGCGTCGTTGGAACTACTCACTTAGACCTAACTAAGGACCCAGATAAGTTCTGGGAAGAGTATCAGAACGTACAGAACTCCAAGCTTCTAGGTGTTCCTTCTGGCTTCAAAAAGATTGACGAAGCCACCGCAGGGTTCCAGGGCGGACAGTTAATCACTGTGATTGCTCCACCTAAGACTGGTAAGTCTCAGATTTGTCTACAGATGGCCACCAACGTCCACCAGATGGGCTTGACGCCGATGTTCCAGTCCTTTGAGATGAATAACCACGAGCAGACCCAGCGCTATCTCTCGATGGCGTCACACGTCTCCAACGGCCGTTTACGCCGTGGTAAATTGACCAGTCAAGAAGAGGACCGATTCCTGGCAACTCTTGATGTACTCAAGGAATCCCACCCATTCCACTTCGTCGATGCAGTAAACGGTTTGACTGTGGATTCGCTAATGGCTAAGGCTGAACAGCTCAACCCAGACATTCTATTTGTTGATGGTGTCTACCTAATGTTGGACCAAGTTACAGGTGAGGCCAATACTCCGCAGGCATTGACTAACATCACCCGTGCACTAAAGCGCGTAGCTCAGCGCATGGACATTCCTATTGTAATTTCTACCCAGACTCTTCTTTGGAAGATGAAGGGCGGCAAAGTTTCGGCTGACTCAATCGGTTATTCGTCATCGTTCTTTCAGGACTCTGACGTAATCCTCGGTCTTGAGCCAATCGAAGAAGACGATGAGGTTCGTCTCCTCAAAGTAGTGCAGGCACGTAACTGCCCGCCTACGGAGACCCCCATCACCTGGAAGTGGGAGACTGGTTGTTTCCACGACGAGGATAAAGCAACCGCGTGCAAGTTCTGTTCAAAGCCTTGGTAATCGCATGTTGCTAGATGTTGCTGCCGCTATTCAGGCATTAGGTATTCAGTATGATGAGAGAAGTGCAGAAGCAAACGCCCTCTGTCCTATGCACTATGCTCGTACTGGAAAAGATGATAATTCTCCTTCGTGGTGGATTAACCTGGATAGCGGTCAGCACATCTGTTTCTCCTGCGGGTACAAGGGCAACCTCGCACAATTAGTCTGTGATGTAAACGAGTTCTACATAAAAGTAAACGACAACCTTTATCACTATGACTACAAAGCAGCTCAGGAGTGGCTATCTGGTGCTTCTTCTATTCCAGTAGAGAAGCTAATGGAGCTCCTTAAGAATATCCCTACACGACTAGAGGCCTCACCAAAACCTTTAGAGATGTCAGAAGCTCGTCTTGCAGTATTTGTTGAGCCACCTCAGCAAGCATTAGATTCTCGTAACCTCACCGCAGAAGCCGCACAAGCTTATGGGGTTCTATGGGATGAGAATAAACAGAACTGGATTCTCCCACTACGAGAGCCACACTTTAATCGTCTCCTTGGTTGGCAGGAGAAAGGTACCATTAATCGCACGTTCTTCAATCGCCCAGCTGGCCTGCAGCGTTCGAAGACCCTATTTGGAATTGAGAACCAAAATGAATCAACTACTATTCTTGTTGAGTCTCCCCTTGATTGCGTTCGCCTTCTATCTGCTGGTATTAGTGGAGGACTGGCTACATGCGGAACAACGCTCTCGGAAGAACAAGTAAAACTTCTCCGTTACTCCGAGAAGATTGTTTGCGCTTTTGACAATCCAACTGTAGACAAAGCTGGTGAAAAGGCTTCTAAATTAATGTTGGAGTTTGGTCGCAAATACGGCCTAAACCTGTTCTTTTTCAACTACGCTGGTAGTAGTAAGAAAGACTTAGGCGACATGACCGATGAGGAAATCGCCTGGGGAATTGAAAACGCAAAAACCTCACTACTTGGCGAACAGGCTTATGTTTAAAGGAACACTAAAACCATACCAAGTGGAGGCTGTCGAAAAGATGGCCTCCATTAAACATATGTTGGTTGCATATGAAATGGGTCTAGGAAAAACTCCTATGACCATCGCAGCTATTGAAGAGCTGTCCCCTAAGCGCACCCTGGTTCTGTGCCTAGCTTCGCTAAAGTACCAGTGGAAAAAAGAAATCGAGAAGTTCAGCGACTCTACCGCCCTGGTTATTGATGGAACTAAGACTCAAAGGGATAAGCAGTACGCCCAGGTAGAAGACTTTGACTACATCATAATGAACTACGAACAAGTAGTGAATGACTGGGAGATTCTCAAGCCTATGTACTTCGAAGCCATCGTCTGTGATGAAGCTACAGCCATCAAGGGATTCAAAGCTAAAAGAGCAAAACGGGTAAAGGAGCTTGCAAAATATATTCCAATTAGGTTCGCTTTAACGGGCACTCCAATTGAGAATGGCAAGCCTGAGGAAATTTACTCAATCATGCAATTTGTGGACTCCAAAGTGCTGGGGCGTTTCGATATATTCGACAAGACTTTTATTGTTAGGAACTACTTCGGTGGAGTGGATAGGTACAGGAACCTTCCTACCCTTCATAAAGTTTTGATGGAACACACTGTCAGGAAGTCTCAGAAGGATGAAGACGTAGCACCTTACCTCCCAGACGCTATCTATCGTGAGCCAGTCATCGTTTCTCTCGACTTAAAGGCGCAAAGGTTATACAACCACATCGCAAAAGATTTACACGAACTACTAGTCCAGGCCAGCGAAGCTTTTGGTAGCTCCTTTAATATTGCTTCACACTACGGCGCAGCGTTTGACCCTGGTGACCCAGCCAATGAAATGCGCGGAGAAATTATGTCTAGGGTAACTGCGCTGAGGATGCTTTGCTCTGGTCCTGGAAACCTTATCGAATCTTCCAG